GAGTTTCAACAAAGGTATTTGCCTTTGCTCATGCAAAGACGGTTTATTCTGATTTTGCGAACAAATTGACACTAGAAGATTTTTTGCAAACAAAAAAACTTCGGATTTTCGTAGACAAATCGGATTCTGACTATTATCGAGAAATCGAACCTGTTTCGGGGAATCCGGAAATCAAGACACCCCCTATCATCGTTAATGGGTCTGCCAATTCTTATAGTAGTGATTCGGATAACGACATTGTAGGGGAAGATTACAGTTATGCTCAAAAAAGAGATGTAAATTTAAACATTCTTGATTCGCTTATTGCTTCCACTCAAACAACTTCCGGTGTCAAAGTAACTCCTGGAAATTCAACTAGGTTTGGTGGAAATTACTATCGAGTTAGCGGAACAGCAACAGCAGATGTCACTATTCCGCTTTACTCCGTATCAAGCCCATTAAGTGATGCGCTTTGGTTTGTGGGGAATGTTAGCTCGTTCATGTCGGCGACTACATTTTATTACTTAATTTCTGATACGGCAGGTAATAGCGTAGAAATTGGAACGGATGAAGCTAAAACGCAAAGTGTAAAGCTGGGAACTCACAGCGGAACAGTGACCGTATCGCTTGTTGTTAAGAGCGGAACCAAAGTAACTCTTAACGCAGTAGTTAGGGGAGGATACAAAAAGCAATATACCTTTTACGATGTTGCCAGCCAAAAATACTCGGACAAAATCGACAATGTTGCAGATGCAGTGCTTGACGTGAAAAATACAGCTAATTTTTCGCACAATATTCCGAGAATTGTTCCGAAAGACCTTACATCTTATATTACAGATGGTACCTTTTATAAGCGTTTGAACGGAACAGATGGTTTTGAGCTTTTTGAAGACATTTACGTTGGTGATTATATTAAAATGTCCAGAGCTATTACTTGTCCAGATTCGACTAATGGAACTGTTGGTAGCCAGTATGTCACAATCGCAGGTTTGGATACTATGATGTATAATGGTGAAGATGGTAAATATGTAAATTATCATCATGCAGTTATGATTCCTGGTCAAGGCTTTGAAGGAACACAGCATTTTGGTAGACACGCCATGAACGCAACCAACACAACGGAGGGCGGATATGTTGCGTCAATAATGGATCAATCGGTTTTGGGCGCAGTCGCAACAGAGGGCTCTACTGCTAGTGGAGCAACAATCAACCAGCAATTATATGCCGAGTTTGGAAGCCATTTAAAAACAACAGATGAATTATTATCAAACGGTATCAACGCAACCGGCATAAATCGTTTTGGAACAGCTGACGGATGCAGTAATAATTGGGCTTGGAACATGAGACAGGCAGTGCTTATGAGTGAGGCTGAGGTTTATGGTTCCCCTATTTGGTCATCCAGCGGATATGATACGGGTATTGCGAAAATGCAGTTGCCGCTTTTTGTTCATAGTAGAAGAGCAATGAATAGTCGGACATCATGGTACTGTCTTAAAGATGTAGCGTCTTCTTCTCGTTTCTGCGTTTGCAACGACACTGGCAGTGCGTGCTACGGTGGTGCAGGCAATACATGGAATGGTGTGCGTCCTCGGTTTATACTCTCATAATAGCCGCTCACCCATTTGGATAAGGAATTTAATAAAATGTTTGGAGGTAACTATTATGGAAAAAGAATTTGAAGAAATGATGAAGAAACAGGAAGAAAGACAGGAATTGGAAGCGGAGCTTCGATGCTTGCAGTCTGATTTACAGCATAACACGTCCGATTGCGGCGATTGGCGAATGGCAAAGGCTATGGAAAAGCTTATTATCGGATTGCAGGATTGTGAAGCGGAAAATGTCGGTAAATTTGTAAAGGACTGGGCTTCGGACACATACACTTCCATCGGTGATGAGATTCATAACCGTGTAGAAAAGAGAAAACGTGTAAATGAAATCGAAGAAGCACTGAAAGAGATCTGATTAAAGGGGGCATATGCCCCCTCTTTTTTATTGCCAAAATTCAATCACCGAACGCCCCATTTTCCGTTGCTGTCGATAAAACCGACCACATAGCCTATCCTATCGTCGATTTTGCTGTCGGGGATAATGTCAGAATCGCCATAAAGAGATATGTAGTGTTTCTCTTTCCTACCGTTCCGAACACTGATTTCTTTCTTGACAATGTAGATACCGCCACCACTGGTAATAATGCAATGTTCGCCTT